ATCATAACCTTGAATACTATAATCTATTGGTTCTGGTTGTATAAATTCATCTGCTTCACTTCTATTAGATATTACATTTATTACATAAGATTCTTCCGCAACATATCCTTGCTTCTCTAAAGTTATTACTTTTTGCCCATCTTTTAGTATATCGGAAAAGAAAAAGTTTAAACTATTTGGAGTTTCTTTAAATGTATTTTCACCATTTACAAATATACTTGCTCCCTTTATATTTGAAAAAATTCTAAATCTATTTTGTATATCTGCGTTTTCAGTACCTAAATAATTAGGGTCTCTATTAACAATGGGTGGTGGTAATTTTTCTAAAGTATCTGAAAATATTGGTTGTGTTATTTTATTTTCTATATCTTCAACAGAACTATTTTGAACAGAAACAGATGCTCCTCTAGATGAGAATAATCCACCAGCGCTTCTAACTGCAGTTGCACCCACAACAGGCAAACCACTAAATATTCTTGGTTCGTTTTCACCGGTAACTTTTGTTTTTGCACTTCGTTTCCCAAAAATTCCAGCTCCTTTAGCAACCGTTTTACCAACTTCACTAGCGTTTGCTTTTATCTTATTCAATATATTTTTAAATATGGTTGCCATTAATACTAAATATTATAATTCGTTAATTCTATTAGGTGTATCAGCCATTGCTCTATCATTCATAAAGTCATTTCTATTGTAATTATCATTATTTACAACCGTGTCCACATATTTAGTATCATTTACAATACTTACATTTGGTAATCCATCTGGTGTTATAAACTCCGTTGGTTTTTGTATTGTATCTTGTGGTGTTTTGTAATCAATAACATCTATCAAATCTTTATTATTGTTTGCAGGTCCACATAAACCAACTTGAGTTAGTTCATATAAATAATATGACCCATTTTGCCAAGAACCATCTAACATACAATATACACCAACCAAACCATATCCATCATATTGTATAGTTTCTTGCTGCCCATTTGAATTTATAAATGTAAAAGCACTTTGTTCAAGTGTAGCAGGAATTCCCATTCTTGTTACTCTAATTTGGTAATAATTTTTTCCAGAATTATTTCCTCCTCCTATTTCAGGGTTAAATGGTGGTGGTGGGCCAACTACCGGTGTAGGTGGAGGTGGTGGTGGTAATTCTTTAATTATTTCAGATTTAAGTTGTATTTCAGAACTACTTATATTTGGTTTTGTAACTTTTGTTACTTTAACTGTAGGAGAAGTAGTATCTATAAGTGAATCTGATTGTGTTCTTTGTAATACTTGTCCAACTATATCTTTACTTGAATCGGTATCCAAATCAAAACTACTATTTTGTACAAAAGCTGGTCTTGATAAATAAAAATCCAAAGCTCTTATATAAAGGTCTACACATTTTTGTTTAATATTTGTTTTTGATAAATCCAACTTTGGTTTTGTTCTTTTTGGTTTACCATAATTCAAATCTAATGGGTCTGAAATCCTATTTGTAAATTCATATAAGGATGCTTGTACAAATTTACTTTGTACGTTATTTAAAAATAATTCTAAATTTGTAATGTTGTATTCACTCCTTAATTTATCAACCCAATTTTTTCCATATTTGGTAGATAGTGCACTTGCAACTTGTTGCGGTGATACCTTTTCTATAATAGATAATGCAGAGTTGATTGTATCTTCTCTAAATTCACCATCTTTAACAAATATATTAAATCTTTCAAACAAATCAGTTCCTTCCGTTTCCTTTCTTTTTAATGGAAACACTCTTATTTCAGTTCTAGATGGAGATACTTCCGATATCCATAATTTATCAAACTTTTGAGAACTACCTACTCTATTATTAAGTAAATTTATTTGTGTTTTAAATATACCATTTTCATAACCAGCTTCATTTAAGAGTCTTTCAATATCAATAAAGTATTCATTTGGAAAGTTGTAAGCTTGTAAAATAGTACCGTCTGCTATTAAAAAATAATCTCCTATATTTTCATCTGTCATTGGTATATATCTAACTATTCCCCAGTCTTTTTGAGGTAGTTGATTATCATTAGCATCATATACTATAAACTCAATAACGTCCTTATCACTAAACCCAAAGAAAGATTGTAAATTTCCTTTTTCAAAAATTTCTCTATCCTTCGATTGAATACGATACGCCTTATTGTTAATAATATCTTTAAAATTTTGTAATGCCATAATTTTTTATTATCAGAATTGGTTTCCTCTTTGTTTTTGTAATTGTATAGAAAGATTTAGTGTTGATTTATTTGATTTTGCTACAAATGAACCTCTATATGTTTTATCACCAGTAAGTCCAACACCAGCAGATGGTGCAAAATCATCTACCTTATCATCATTTGTTTTTAACGTAATTTTAGATGTTTGTTTTGGTTTTAATGTAACAGAACTTACTGGGTTTATTATACCTTTAACTTCTCCAGTTTGTGTAAAGCTAATTGTTACTTCTTCACTACTAAAATTATATAATTCTATATCAGGTCCATTAATCCACTTACCTCTACCATCATCTTTAGCTCTAGCATTAAATATCAAATCGTCTTGACTTGCTGCATCACCCTTAGTAATAACTTTAATTGAAAAATCCATACCAACTTTAGCACCTTCCGCTTGTTTAGCTTGCTTACCTTCTAATACATCTTTTAATCTTTTATTTTCTTCAAATAAAGATTCAACTCTAGCAGTTAAAGAAACTCTTTGTATTGCTTCAGCTGTTGCTTTTTGTAAAGAGTTTTGCAAATCACCAATTGATTGTTGTACTCTTGTTACTGATAATTGATTTTGGTTTTGGTATGTTGCTGATAATATTTTTTGAGAATCAAGTTCAATTCTTAAATTTTCTAATTCTGCTTCTAATTCTAAAATTCTAGCTTCCAATCCAGAAATGATACCATTCAATCTTCGTATTTCGTTATCTCTTATTTCGATTTCAGCAAGTGCTTCCAACCATATAGAACGAAGTACCATATCAGGAAGTTCAGGAACTTCAACTGGTATAAGTTCTATAATTGTGGTATCTATGGATTTTATTAATTGCTCTTTATTATACTTTGGTTTAAGTAATTTAGAAGACACTACCCCATCATCGGTACTCAATTCTTCAAATAAATTGATACCATTATTTTTAGGTTTTAGTGCAGATGAACCACTCACTAAAATTTTGCCAACTAATTTTTCGTTTTTTAAACCAGTATTCATTTTTTTATTTTACAACACTAAATGTTAAATCATCATCAAAATATTGAACATTACCATTATTATCAACCTTTATTTCAATACTATATACCCTATCAGTTTCCCAATTTGTCAAATCAAGTTGAATAAAATTACCATTATTATTACAACTAACTTTTGAAAATTCCGAAAATGGTATTATTACATCCTGCGTATCCAAATCTTTAATTTGATAATAAGTTGTTTGTGGTAAATACTTTACAGTTTTATATCTAAAGTTAGAACTAAATGTTTTCAATGGATATAATTCTCTAGCAAATATTTTTATAATTGGTTTTGAATTTACTTTATATTCTTTATTTAAATTAGTAACTGTTACTTTAATTTCGTTAGATACCAATGGTTCTAATGATTGAGTTACAAATGTTTGGTCATCCCACCCAATTCTTATTTTTGGCTGATATATGGTATGCGTTTCTTTACCAAATAATCTAACTATACCATAATCATTATTATCAGTTTCGGTATCATCTGAAAATTTAACTATAATTCCATCGTTTGGTATAGAGCCACTCAACCAACCTTTCAACATAAGTTCTATATCCATATGTATATCCGCCGTATTGTATGAATAATTTTGTTCAGCTGTATATCCAGTATACCAAACTCCACCATATCCAGAATACGAACCAGTAGAACCTGCTGCAAAGTTTGTAGTTATACCATCTGTGGTAGTATCTATCAACCATTTAAGTTTGGAATCGCCTTCTCTATTTCTCCAAGTAACTCCCATTGTTGATATTTCATCAAATCGAGTACCAATACCCATTTCCCAACTTCCGGAAATAGGATAAGCATATAATGTGTAATCAAGTGGAATTTCTTCACTTTGAGTTTCTTTCATTATAAGTGAAACTTCTTCCAAACGTGCAGTTTGATTTATTAGTGATTGCGAAATATAGGATATATCAAACTTTATCAAAGATCTTGATATATCTTTTACACTGCCATAATAAATTTTACTTACTTCTAATATTTCATCCAACCCAGTATTTTGATTGGGTTGCTGTAAGTAAATCGTTGCATCTTTTGATGCTGTTAAAAAGCTATACATTATTTAACCCTCCCTCTTATATCCGAATTCGGAAATTTAATTTCGAAAACCGAAGGGTCTAACGATGGATATATAATCTTATCTTTAGTTGCCCCTGCTATATTATATTGATTTGGAGAGTATGGGTCTCCGCATTTATTTGTAAATTCAACTTTAGCAACAGACGATACACCATCAACATTTGCTATAATTAGTTCAACTTCACCTATGTTTATTGTTTGGTTGAATGTCCAATTGTCTGTTGTAAAATAATCTTTTAATTCATTTATACAATTAACTAAAACTTCACTCTTATTATAATTGTTATAAACTTTTATTTCAAAATCCAGTGCAATATTTATAACAAAACCATCACTTATATTAACACCATCGGTTAATATTTTATATTCATTTAAATATGTTTTAAGATTTTCTTTAACTGCCATATTAAGTTCAGTTAAATGTCCTTCGTTATCATACCCAAGCAAATATAAGTTTACAGCAAATGGATTGTTTTTCTCATCCATATTTGTTGTTTTTCCTATTAAAAATTTTTGGATATCACTTTTAACACTTCCCTCCGTTGGTTCTTCGTTATCAGGCTTTTTAACAAATGACATAACCAAATCCGTAAACTCTTGTAAGTTATTTGGAGATGCTAATATAGATGCCGGTGAATTATTATCTAATTTACCATCAGCTATAGCGAATGCTTTTGCAATAGAACCATATTTTGGATTTAATGATAAAGCTCTTACTTGATAATCTTTTGCAGTTACTACTCTATTTTGTGAACCAAAATTTGCTAATGCGTTTTGTCTTATTTCTTCAATAGTTTCACCACCTCTACCACCAACAGCAGGAATTTCATTATCAACTCCTATTGAATTTTTTATTGAATTAAAAACTGCTTTTTGAGCTTCTGTATATGTTGATACATCGTTATCCAATTCATACGTTCCTAATCTTATTAATGTATTTTTTGGAGTATTTGATTCAACACCACCACCAACATAATATTTTACAGTTATGGTTGTGTTTGCTGGTGATGTACCATATGTTTTTGTTTTCAAAAAGTTTGTTGGGTCAAATGATTCTTCTAATCTACTTATTGAATTTGGTAATCCCAATCCTACGTTTTTAAGATTTGGAATTAATTGTTCATCAGATGCTGATGGGTCACCAGCTCCAAATTGAATTGATTTTGTACCATTTGGATTCACACTTACAGTAAATCTTTTTGGAGTTTTTATAGTTTTCAAAATAAATGGTACAGATTCTTTGAATTGAACTAATTCAGGATCATTTGCTTCTGTATTTGGATAATCAATGAATACCATTTCTTGTGCTAAATACGGAACTTCATACCATTTGTTATTATCACTATCCCTAACATCATATATTTGAATAATATTAGTATCAAGTAAATCTATCGTTTGATAAGCTTGATAATTACCAAATGTAAATTCAGCAGATTTAACAGTTGCAGATATAGCTTGAACATATTTTTTAATTAAATAGAATGTTGGTTCTTTTGTTATAGAATCGGTTTGATAAACTGCTATCTCTCTATTTGTTTCATCTGCAAAATCTACAACATCTGTTGTTAAGAAATTTATATTGTTTGCACTTTCAACTTGCATACCTTCTTTGATTCTTAAATAATATTTTGAATCAGGTGCATTAGCCGCTCCATTACCAACCGATGGAACTAATTGATATACAGATAATGTTGTAATTGCTGGGGATGTTACTTTTGGTACATAACCCAATTGTTGAGATAGTGTAATTACACTGTTTATATCTTCAGCGTATGGCATCAATGATTCTTTCAAAGTATCATCTATATAAAATCCCATAACATCGCCTATATATGCTGCCATTTCTATGAACATCATACCAGGAGAAGCTTCGCTAAAATCGGAGTAAGTTTTTGGAAAATAAGTTTTGGCATAATCTACTAGATTATTTTTAAACGCACCAAAATCTTTATTTAAGTACTTTATATCCTTTCCTCTATTTTTAAAATTTTTGTTCATCTATCTTTTATTGTTGAAATCTAATTGTAGTATTATTTGTATTTGCTGTACCATTTGCAACCGAAAATGATAGATTTAAATTAATAGTGCTTTGTTCCCTATCTGATGTAGTATCTACTTCAATTGAATTTACAGTTATATATGGTAACCAAAGTGCTATTGTATTTAGTATTTCAGATTCAATCCTATCGGCAATTTCATCAGTAATCGGTTCAAATAAAAACTCCTGTAACCCACTTCCGAATTGAGGTTGCATTAATCTTTCTCCTCTTTTTGTTAATAGTAAATTTTTTATATTAGTTCTTGCTTGGTCTATTGTGTAAAAAGTTTGATTAAAAGCAGTATTACCTATTTGTATTGGAAGTGTTATTCCAATAGCATAGTCAGAAAATTGTTTACTATCAACTACTAATTCCTGTCCTAAAGGTACTGCCATTTTATATTACTTTTTAAATCTTTTAACAAGTTCAGAATAATCTCTATTCAATGCTTTATCAATTTCAGCTACTCCAGTATTTACACCCAATCCAGTTGGCTGTGGTCCTCTAGCTAAATCTCCATAACCCATTTTATCTGCTATTGCAGTTCTACCCACAATTGAACCCATATCACTGTGTCC